CGTTGGTCTCAGCGGTTTCGGCATTAGTCTCTGCGGTTTCAGCAGCAGCCTGCGCAGCAACACTAGCCACGCTGGAATTTTCGCTAGCTGTAGCGCTGTTGGCGCTATTGGTGGCGCTGGTAGAACTGCTAGTAGCGCTAGTAGCCGCATTTGTTTCGCTAGTAGCAGCAGAATTTTTGCTAGCTAAAGCAGATGCAGCATTTGCACTTGCGTTCTGAATGTCAGCAATATTGGTTGCGTTTGTATTAATAGATGCAATGTTTGTTGCATTTGTATTTACAGATGCAATAGATCCAGCAACAGTTGTTACATTAGATGAAACACTAGCAACAGTTTGTATAGCGTCAGTTGCATCTGTTCCGTCCTCGATGTCAGCAAGCGTTGCGATGTCACCGGAGATAGACGCTAAGGTATTACCATCAGCAAGAGTTGCACTAAGCTCTACGTTACCCGTTGTTTCATTAAAGCCAACTAGCTTGCCTTTGCGAGTGTCAGCATCAGGAAGCTCTAACTGTGGATTAACTTCTGAGTTAGGCGCAGAGATAGATCGGCTAGCCTTATCCTTGTTATCAGCAGCAATAGCGGTGAGCGTATCTAACTGCGTATTAAGGGCAGCACGGTTAATGTCTACACCAGTTACAAAGTCTGACGTTCTTTCAATGGCAATGCTGCGAGAGATAACAACAGTTGATCCACCGGACGCACCCGTCACTGATATTGTAACTGTGCCTGTAGACCCGTCACCACCGCTGACTGTGTAATGGGTAGTAATAGTTTTTAGAACATCGTCAACGTAGACACTAAGGTCTGCATCATTAAAGAACTCAAAAGGTACAGAGAAAGAAGTCTGAGTTGCCCCTTGAGCTACTGTGTAATTAACTCTTGCTGCGTTGTTTGAAATATCAATTGTCATGTTTGCTCACCTTGTTTTCTCCGTTATGGCACGAAGTACCCGACTTGACCAACGCACAAAATAACTAGGACAGATTAGTATCGCTTGAACCCACCCATCCGTTCATCATCAATGGTGTTTTCAAGCATATCTCCAAATGCCTTAGACAAACCGTCAATAAAAAACAGACCTGTCATTGGTCCATTGTCAATTAACTCAGCAGTTCCTTTACCAATATTACCTGTAGCAATATCTACTATGCCACGCCCTATGTCGGCAGCCGTGCTAGTACCAGCACCAGTAATTCCAGTAATAGCGTCTATCTTGCTTGGCTTTTGTGGAAACCTTGGCTCAAGAATGCCACCAGTTAAGTTAGGCCCACCAAGAGCAAGGCTTGTAGACATAGCGGTGTACATCATGTCGGAGTACAAAGCAGCTACACCTGAGTAATCAAATGATCTAGCCAACTTGTCTTGGAAAGATAGGTCTACAAAGTCAGGCGTCTTTAGTTCAAGAACCATATAACCAAGACCCATTGCAATTGCTGTTCCAAGAAACTGGCTTTTAAGTTGGCCGTGCGCGTAAGCAGCAGCCACCTTGTTTACTGAAGCAAGGCTGTAGCTGTAGAACTGCAACGGCATGGCTAAAAAGCCGTTTTCTATTCTTGCGTAACCTGTAAACTCCGGGTCTTCTTTCATCCCGAACTTTCTAGCTACACGCATCGGGACGTACGCAATGCCGTCTGAAATGATTGGTTTGTCAGCAGGCGTACCCATTAAAATTGTATTAAGTACACCTGAGCTAAGGGCGCTACGAAAGTCTCTAACTGTATCAGGGCTTACACGCGCTTGCTTTTCTATCTCGGCAACAGCAAGGTTATTGATTGCATTCTCATATGCAGCTTTATGTTCTTTCTTTCGAGCGTCATACTTCCCTTCAATAGGGAGCTTCATATTCTCAGGTCTATTTAAAGAGTGCATGACCTCATGCATCTTGATGAAAGTAACATAATCATCTGGCGAGTTAATGATACCGGGCTTGATTGGCGTTACGCCTTCAACTCTAGGATTTTCCCAGCGACGTTGTTCGTACATAACATCTTTAATATACTCTTCATCTATTCGTATTGTGTTTGTTTTTGGACTGTAAAAAGCTGGGCTGTATCTATTCCCAACCATTTTATCAGTTGGACCAGAAATAATGTCAGCCGTTGTCGATGGAAACTCAATCGTATTTGTCCACGCCTCTGTGTTGGCGTAATACAATCCATCAGATGACTTCTGCCAAGGAGCGTTTGCAATAGCCTTAGCCCCATCAAAATCAATGTTATAGCGAAGAAGGTATTCTTGCTCCATTTTAGTTGCTTTACCCTGAGACCAGCGCACAGAGTAATCAATCAAAGTGTGCGACCGCACCATAGCGTCAAAATCTTTTAGTATTTTTGTGATCGGACCAAGGCCGTTAAGAAGAAAGAATGGGTGTTTCATCTTGTCAAAGATGTCAGATTTAAACGGGTTGTTGTTTAATTCATCAACCGCACGCAAATGAGCGGAGTTCATAAGGTTATCTATAGCCTCACCGCCAATTCTAACTTCCTTTCCAGCAAGTTTGAGTTTGTTGTCGTTTAAGACTCCAAATAAGGCTCTCATTGTTGGGCCAACACCATGTTCCATCATTATCTTAGCTGGCTCTGTAAGCGTAGAAACACCTGCTTTGCCAAGATAGTTAAGGGTTGCTAGGTCTCTTAGTATCTTAGCTGTCGTTTGATCCCAAGAGTCAGGGTCACGCAAAACTCCACCAGTTACACGGCGATATAGATGACGCATATCTTTCATAGCAGCATACGCTTGCTCTGGCTTTTTACCTGCATCCATCATTTGGGCCATTACGTCATCAAGCACATCGTCAATAGAAGCGCCGTTGAACTGACGGGCAAACTCATAACGAGTACCAACCCGCTGCGTGTACGCCTTCATTACTGCTACTGGATTTGTTTGAATAAAATCAATGACTAACTCATTAGGTATATCTAGCGCCCTATGTTTAAAGTGTTTGGACTTTCCAGCGCCGTAGTAACCCATCTCTGGATCTGTTACATCTTTCATGCCAAGAATGGTGTCCGTTGTTTCCTTTGCCCGTAGTGCAATAGAAGCATCATCAGTTGGCATTGTTTTTTTAGAAACCTTGGCTCCAACCATTCTTACAATTTGTGGGTTTTCTTTAAACCAAGCCTTGAGAATGTCTTCAAACGCCTGACGATTGCTCTTGATGGCCTCTAGGTCAAAGTAACGAGGTCTAAACAAAGTCTCATTAGGTGGACGTATCGCTGCACCGTCAGCCAAGTCTTCTATGTTTGCTTTAGCAATCTCTATTTCATCTGCATATCGACGCAGCTGCGCCTCTAGTTTAGCGCGATACTCTCCACTAACCTTGCCATCTAAACGCTTTTGAACACCAACAATTCGAGTTTCCCTCGTTTTAATTACACGCTCAAGGGAAGCCTTAGAGCCAATCAAGCCCTCTTCACCAAGCCGCACTTCCCAATTCCTGTAGAAGTTGTTGATCTTCTCCATGACCTGAGACTCAATGGCATCAGATGGGCCTTTGCCCATTATGGACTTTCGATCTATAGCTTCAAGCCATGTCTCAAAGCCTGAGCGATTGAATGTGTAGTCTAACGCACTGACTACGCCCTTGCCTGTAGACTCACCCCACAGTGGCATTAGCTCATCTTGCAACGCAACCCACTCACCATCAAACTGCTTTGAGTTCTGATAGACTGAATTGCCTACCTTTTGACCCTTGCGGTTCATTTCAAGAAGAACGCCTGAGTCGTTAGCAATTTTGAGCGTTGTTAGCTTTACCTCATTGGGTATGTCTTTGCTTTGAAGGATGCGCTTCATAGGTGTGGTGACAGCATTGTAAAGCCATGAGTCTGTAAACATGCTAGATGCAATAGAAGCATCGGGGGTCTCTCCATCAGCAGGGGCCATTGATTGTTCAAAGCGTTTAAGCTCTGCTTCTGCGTCTAACTGAGCCTGCACACGGCGCTGCATAGGAATGGTTGTAAGACCTGTAAGCAATCCTCCCATAAGAAAAGATGCGCCAACATTCATAGCGGTTTCTTCTTGAGTTCCTACTGGATCAAATGGGTCTCTTAAACCTTCCTGACCTATTGATACTGCACCTGTAGCAGTACCACCTCTAAGCGCCCTGTATCCAAATGAGCCTGCCTTAACAAACGGAATACCTATGTAGTTTACAGGGTCAAAGAGTTCAGCTGCAAACTGAGTTGCAAGACCAGCGTTCTCTAAGGTCTCTCTAGTTTTAATACCCTTGCGCACTGTGCCTTGGAGATACTCCATATGCTCTGGGCTTGTAGCTCTAAGAAGAGTGTTTGCATATGGCAGCATATCATCAGAAATATTATCTCTTGCGCTATAACCTTCCTGAGGTTGATCTGGAAACGTAGAGATCTCGGACATATAATCAACAAATGGAACATACTTGTATGCCAAGCTAGCCTTAACGCCCTGTGCAAACGAAACTTCCTCTTGAAAATCCGTAGCAGTACCCGGAGCAATGTCTCTGAGTGCGTTAAAGCCGTTTTCCATTACATGCTACCTTCTTGCTGTGACTCAAACTGAAGACGTTGTTGTCGAATGTATTCCATTCTATTTTCTATTGGGATGTCCTTCAGATCAATCTGCATCTGCCGAACAAAATCCATGCGGTTAGCATCAGACATATTTTCAAGAATACGTTTAGCTTCATTGCTTTTAATAACATCTCCAACTTCTACCTCAATGCTAAACGAAGCAAAGTAATTCTGACCACCCTTACTAACTTGATTGCCCTTAGAGTCTGCAAGGTAAATCAATGGTTTAAGTTCATTGTTATCAACATAGTAAGCATAATATCTATCAGTTGCTCCAGTTGGGTCTGGTCTTAGATAAACTCTATTTTCACTTGATACCTTAGTTCTAAAGCCAGTTGGACTTACTTTAACTTCTCCTAAGTAAAGCTCTTTGCCATCAATTGATATCTTTGATAAATCAGAATTGATTATAGTTACAAAAGCCTGACGGGCATCTGGGTCAGGGATTGTTTTAGTTAAAGCAAATCTTGACTTGTTTAACATTGGGCTTGGAGACATCGGGTCAATGATGTGTTCGGAGTCTTCGTAGTTCCTATCAATGAGTTGATCTATTCGTTTATGTACCTCATCAGCGTCAAGGCCATTACCAATTAAGTATTCAGCAACCGGAATCATCTCCTTAATTACTGTTGGGTTGCTCCCAATGCTCTTGAGGGTTGATAGGTACTCGCCAACATTGCTGTACTCATTGCTCTTTGTAAAGAATGCTTCTTTTGCAGCTTTGCCTTCGCGTTGATTCTCAGCAATCGTAAGCGCAATTTCGTTTATATTACCGCCTTCTACAGAGTAGATGCTAAGAATATCATTGAGGCGTTCCTTTTGAACATTGCTTAATGGTGCGCCTGTTCCGCTGCCAAAGCGATCAATCACTACATCGCTAGTTGATCCCGGCGCAAAGTCATTAGATAAACGTGCATACATTTCAATGTATGACTCTGGATTACTAACAGGCAATCCAGCAGCAAGCCTAGACAGAGGATCAATAAGACCTCTTTCTGCTGCTGTAGATCTATTTAAACTAAGTGCAAGCTCTTGCTCTTCAGCTGACATAGTAGCGTATTGAGAAAGATCTATATTCATTTTAGAAAGCGTTTCGTCCATACTCTTTCTATCTTTAACGTCAAGCATATTGCCTTGACCCATGCTCATTCTGCTTACTTCTTGAGCAAGCTCACGCGCCTTGCGCTCGTCTTCTTCTCTAGCTGCATATGTTGCCTCTAAGGAATTGATCTCATTGCTGATTGATTTTAAGTCCTCAGGGTTGCTCACAACATCTAGGATATACTTGCCAAACTGTTGAACCCCTGCTGGGAAGTTTTCTGCCGCACCCTGACCTTTAAGCTGAACAAACTGCTGTAACTGATTTAGTGTCTGTGAGTTCATTCTTGGATAAACAGAGGCAAACTCTGTAATGAATCCACTTGCCCTTGCTTTGTCTAGCTTAGACAGAAAGCCATCTACCTGACTTAACGTAAACCCGTTAGGTTTAATGTTAGAGCGCAATGATGCGGCTAATTTGGTGTAGTCTTCCTCAAGGAGAGAGCCAAAAGAAGCAGCCTCTAGAGCAAGGTTAAAGCCGTCCATAATATTTATGTTTTGGCTAATCTGGTCTTTGACCTCCCCCTCTTTATCTCGCACACCTCTAAGGGTTGAGTTTACAAACTCAAACGTATCAGAGTCCAGCTCAAAGAAACTAGAGTTGTTAAGCTCAACAACAAGCTGTCTCTGCTTGTCGTTTAGTTTATTAAGTGCATCAGAAGTTGGATTGGCTAAAGCAAGACGAAGATCTTCGCTATTACCCATAGCGGCTGCGCTCAAAAGGTAGGGCCTTAGAAGGCTTTCCTTTGCGTCTTTAATGTCACTTTTATATTTCTCAGGACTATAATTGTTGCCAACATTGCTAAGAAGAGTTTGGTTTAAAGAGTCAAACTGCGCAGATGAATTAGCCACAGCACCGGGTATTGCAGTGTATCTATTAATGTTTGTGTCATCATCCCCAAAAGCTGCATAAACAGATCCCATAGTTGAGGCAGCTAGGTTATCTACAGTTTGATCCGCGCTGATCTCAAACATAAGACCATCAGCTTTTGCAGTAGCCTTGGCCTGTGCAATTTGATCTGCCTCAATAGCGTTGTAATCACTGGCTACTGAGTCTTGATGCCCAAGAACAGTGTTCATGTTTTCAGGTGAAACGTATTCAAGCATCGCTTCAATGTTAGCTTGCAGTGCTTTAGGAAGACCTTCAATGTTTGCATTGCCAGTTCTTACGGCAAGGGTAACTAGATTGCGCTCAGAGCTAGAAAGAGGACGACCGTTAATAGTTAGCCCATTGATATGTTCGATAGCGCCTTTAGCAATCTCAGTGCTAATCTCTATGTTCTTAACGCGATCCGAACCTCTTTTAAGGAGATTGCTATCAACAGCTTTTGTAATAACGTCAACAGACTTAGAGGCAAAGTCAGATGCTTCGCTTGTCTCACCTTCTGGGTCAGTGATTAAATACTTGCCAGTCCTTGCTAAGTCGTATGCCTGAGACTTTTTATTCTCAAAGCTAGTTATTGTTGAATCAGCAAGATCGGCTCTGGCTTTAGCCATTGCACGTTCTTTAATGTTAAGTGACGTAAGAGCTAGATACTTTGCGCCAGTAGACTCAATGAAAGCGCCGTACTGACCGCCAGCATTTTTGCTAAGATCGGCAATGTAATCCTTAAACACATCAGCGTATGCGTCTGCATTGTATTGATATTTAAGAGAAATCTCCTGAGCTTTGACGCGCAGCTGCATATCTACTGCATCTTCAAAACGAGCATCTACTACACGCTGATAAGAATCAGCAGCAATCTGACCAAAGCCTTCTGGAACCTTGAAGGCTTCTGGCTTGCCTGTCTCTGGGTTAATCGTAGTAAGCTGGCTTTCATCTACAGACTTAGCAAGCTCAATCCCTCTCTTCTCAGCTTCTCTTGCTGCATCTTGGAAAGCAATCCTAGCCATTGTATCTGCTGCACCAGCGATAGCCTCACCCACTCTAGCCCCGCCAGCATCGGCACGAACAACTCCAATGGGCTTGTTAAAGACTCGTGTTTGCTGACGAATAATAGCCATTACGGTGTTCCTTTTGGTGCTGCTGTGCTTTTAAAGTTTTCGTAGCCTTCATACAAAGTTCCAGCCGCTCTATACAGAGATGCAGTCTTAGCGTTTCTACCTCGACGGCCCTCTGCAAGAGATGCCATATCAGCCTTAATGTTAGCCCAGTGCTTTTGGTTCTGAGTCCTGCTAATGTCTTCGTAAGCGGTTTCTTTCTGCTTCTCTAGAAACGCTTTAATTGTCATGCTCGAACCAATGTCCCTACCTGTAGCCGATAGGGCTGCAATGTTTGCTTCCATTGCGGTGTCGAAGTCTCGCTTAATAGATAGGGCTACTTGGTCAGCCTCAACAGAGTTTAGCTTCTTGTCTGTCTTAATGTTAAACGCATTAAGATCAGCTTCTAACTTCTCAGCCTGACCCGCATCAGCCTGAGCTTTTGCAGATATAATACTAAAAATTAAACCCTCGATAGCCATTACAATACAAGCTCCGCTATTAGCCCATTAACCTGCAACGGAAGTGGGTCTTTCTGTTCTATAGTTACCTGAGGATCTCGGCTATGCCCTAGTATCCTAACTTCTTTCTTGCCAGTAAGCGCGTTATCAGGTGAGAACGATCTGTTGTTTATCTTGAATGATCGAGCGCCCTTGAGGTCTAGGATCACGTTGCTAATCCCCCGAACATCTCCGGTCACAGGCCCGTTACCTGACGTTACGTCAATTGGGTTGCTAACTATCTTGGCAGTAAACGCTTTACCTACATAGGCATGAGTAAATGCTGACTCACTATACAGGGTTAAATCAACCTGTTCGTTTGAGTTAACTGTATGCTCACCAAGATAAGACTGAACGCCGCTCTTAACACCTATTACGTCAACAACGTCCCCATCATTATACAGATCGCTTACGTCTGCTAAGTTTGAAGAGACAGCTTTATATAAGTACAGGTCTAAGCCAACATCTTCAGAGAACTCACAAAGGTGCAGACCGTTATCTTCGTCGTACACGTTTGCAAACAATCTGTTGTGTACAGCTACTGTGCTTGAAAATCCGCCTGAAGTAGTTACCCTAGTCCAAGAGGCTCGTTTCTCAGCGCGGTTAGAAGAGAACAGGGCGCCCTCTCCACTCTCAAATACAAAGAAACCATATGAGTCAGACAAATCAAACCCAGAGTGAACCACGGTCATGAATCTAGGGTGCTGTATTAAGTGACCGGACAGCGTTGATACCGCAGAGGCCGTGTAAGCGTCCTCAGACTCGGTGTAGAGATATTCCCTAACAGTGTGGCCATCGTGCTGAACAAAGACTGTAGCACCGTCTATAGAGGCTGGGAGGACAAACTCAGTTCCGTATGGTGTCTGTTTTCTGATCTGCGCGTTAGTAGGCGTGATAGCTTGGTTCAAGTAAGTTGGAATATAAAGCTCACCAGATGCAGTAAACACTTGAAGGTCTCTGTTAGAGATCATGTATCTAATCTCATTGACCTGACCCGTTGCGGCAGTCAGATCAAAAGAGTCAGTATCTTCTGCATCGCCCACGTCGAAGTTAAAGAACTTACCAATCTGACTCATCCATATTGTATCGGGCTGTGCAAGCGTTCCACCGAACACAAGTCTATTCTCATGGAAGCAAACAGCAGCCGGGTATCCTCGTACAGCGGAGAAAGCCTGCTCGTACCAATCAAGCGTAGCAGCATGTGTTTCTATCTTTACATAACCGCCGCCATCTTCAGAAGAGCTTGCACTGCCTCCAGCCGTAAAGGTGTATGTGTTTTCATCAATTATGTTTCCAACAGTTCTTGTGCCATTAAGGTTGCCAGTATTGATACCGCCGACAGCAGCGGCCTCCTCAACAACAATCGTTTCTCCACCAGCAAAGCCATGGCCAAGATGCGTGACCTCTACTGTAGAAGAACCCTCAATAGTTCTAAACGGATTAAGAACAGATAGTCGTATCTTCAACGTATCAACAACATCTCCGACAGCCACAGTGGCAGAAGTTATAGATGTAATAGTTATCTCAGATTCGTGATAGCGAACAGTAGTCCCGACATGACCAGCTACCCAATAATCAGAACTTGTTGTAAGGGTAATACCTGTTCCAGTTGTAGCTGAAGGGTCTAGCGTAACGCCTTGCGCTTGGAAGTTGTAATAGGGCTGGTAAATCTTTTTGTTGTCAGCACGACTATCAAACGAAAAAGTGCTAACTTCAAAGGTTGTTAAACTGGTTCTAGTGACCAAACGTGGTGCAAACAATGGGTGGCACACCCACATTACATCCCCGTACTGAGCAAACGTGTACTCATTTGCATAGTCTTTATCGAAGGGAAGAGTTGCTGAGTCTACATCAGATGTAACTGTAGCTACTAGGCTAACCGATCCATCTGCAAGCAAGCGAAACGCACGGAGCTTTTGATGCTCAACTGAGATAATATACTCTTCATTATCGTCAAAGATAAAAGAAGTTAGAACAGATTTGTAAGGAGTATTAGCGTCATAGGTCAAAGCATAGTCATGTATGTGCTTTAACCCATGGCGCTTTCTCAAGCCGCCTTCTGGTAATACTAAAAAATTCTCAACCCGCTGTGCAGAGGAGTTGAGAATTGGTGTGTCGTTGCGGCTAATAAGTGAATCGCTGACTTCGCCAAACTGAAAGCTACTTATTGGAACTCTAACTTTCTGCATTAACTTCGCCTTTCAGCAATAAACCTCGATGTGTTGAGCTTGCGCGTTGTCTGCGTTTGAGAGTGCAGACGCCTAGCTTGTGTCATTTGGAAGTTAGCTTTCTGCTCCATAAGAGAAGCAAGCTGGGAATCCCGGGCGGCGGATACAGCTAGAACAGCAGCCATCATGTACTCAACGGCAGTCGTAAAATATGGAGGCCAGTCAGACTCATTGGCTCTAAACACATAGTCAGCAACAAGTGTCTCTGTGTCCGAGGAATCACAGAAAACCTTTGAGCCGTAGGTGTCGTACTTGATTGGGAAGTCATTGACTGTCACTGCAATTAGCATGATTGACTCAGAGGGTAATTGGTATGCTGCGCTCCAACGCCCACTAGGAGCATCAGTTAATCTGTTAAGCACAGCTTGATCTGTAGCAAAGCGCCAACGTGAGTTAGTCAAAGCTGAACGAGCCATGTCTTCGTACATTGCGTCACAAATTGTTGCTTCCGCAGTGCCATCATCAAAAGACTGAATGACATCGCCGCCAATAAGCAACGATGCCCGAGAGCAGATCTTGATGGGTGTGTTTGCTACATCTGGCATATAAAGTCGGGGGGCCTAAGCCCCCCTCCCTACTTAGTTATTATCGAGAACTTCGTAGATACCATCGTCGTCGATTACGACAGCGCCCATGGACATCATTGAAGTTGCAAGATGCGAAACTTTTTGCGGTACATAGTTTACCTCAGTAGTTACATCGGCGTTGATGCCGAGTCCAATTGAAGAGGTGTGGTACGCAAAGTTCTTACCGCCAGCTACAGCAGACGTTGAGAAGATCTTGAAGCCCAAGAACTCTTTCATTGTCATGCCGCCTGCAAATGGCAGGTTCTGTGGTCCAACATAGTCGGAAGATGCGAACTCATTGATCGAGAACAAGTCAGCAAAACCAGTCGGGGACATAGCAAGATAGCGTTGGCCATCTTCTGGAATGTCGGCTGCGCCGAATGTGGAGAACAATGTGAGCAAGTCATCTTTGACCAATGCACCAGCAGTGTCAGCAATCTGAGTTGAGTTTGCACCAGCGTCCATAGCTGTAATGAGGATCTCATCAGTCTTGCGACCCAGAGCAGCAGCAGCAGATTGTGCTACAGCTTGACGCTCATTGATGTTGATCTTCAATTCGTCCAGCTTGTCGATGTACTCAGGCGCGTAGAAGTCAGCCAT